TGTCGCTTCGGCGGCTTCCGCCGAGCCGGTGTGTGGTGTCCTCGCTGAGACCATCGCTGCTGCCGCTGGCACGGTGACGGCCCGCGTGGTGGTCCGCAAGTCGTTCTGAGTCCCCGCTGCTCCCCTCGCCGGGGGAGCACACAGGCCCCTCTCTCAGCGTCCGGTTGCGACCGGCGTAGGGGGAGGGGCCTCCCTCCATCAAGGAGCGCGTCGTGAACCTCGCCGACCTTCGGGCCTTCGTGGGCAACCTGCTTGACTACGACCCCACGAACGAGACCTACGACACGCAGCTCGACGCGCTGCTCAACGACGCGCAGGTCCGGCTCCTGACCGACCGCGACTTCGACTTCTGCCAGCGGGAGATGGACCTCATCATCCCGACGGACGACACGGCGTCCTTCTCGGTCAACAACGGCTCCGCCACCGTGGCCGGCGGGGGCTTCCCGGTGAGCACCGACCCCGTCCTCCCTGGCTCTCAGTGGGAGGGGGCCGAGGTCCGCATCACCGACTCCGCTGGCGCGGTCGCCGACTACCAGGTCCGCTACGTCAGCGCGGCGAACCAGCTCTTCCTCGACCGCGACTTCGAGGGCGTCACCGGAACCTACACGGTCACCGTCAAGATGCGGGAGGTCTACCTCCCCTCCGACACCGCGACGCTGATGAGCGTGAGCGACCTGGAGACCGGGCTCCCGACGCCGCAGTACCACCTCAGCAAGTTCGACCGCGACCGGGCCAGCCTCGACCGCGAGCTGCTCGGCCGCCCCGAGGCCTACCTTCCGTCGCAGGGCATCCGCATCCCCGCTCCGCGACTCCCGACCGGCGTGTCCGTCATCACCCCCGGCGCGGGTCGTGGGGTTCGCACCGTGACGGTGTACATGGTCAACGTGTACGGCCCCGGACCGAACACCCCCATCGAGTACCGCGCTGGCGTGTCGGGCGGCCGTGAGAGCGCCCTGTCGGCCCCCACGACCTTCACGCTCCAGGACAACGAGGAACTGACGTTCACGCCCGAGACGGTGCCGTCCTCGACCGGCCTCTACCGCCGGTACTACTTCACCTGCCCCGAGCTGGGCATCAAGGCCCCGGTCCGAGTGCGGCACGCCATCAACAGCCCTCCGGGCTTCGACGTGGACACCATCGCGCCCACGGGCGGCGTCACCATCCAGGGCGACACGTCGATCGCCACGCTGGCCTCCCAGGCCTTCCAGGCCGCCTCGATCCGCTTCACCGGCTCGTCGGGCGTCTACCAGTCGTTCCAGCTCTACCCGCACGTCTCGGCCGACACGCGCTTCACGGTCCGGCGGCTCGTCGCTCCGCGCCCGATGCAGGAGGACCAGGACGTGCCGCTCGTGCCCCAGGCCTACGCCCAGGTCATCGCCTTCGCGGCGCTGGAGCAGGTGACGCTCAAGCACGACAACCCGACCCTGTCGGCCGTGTACGAGCGGAAGCGGGTGAAGATGATGCAGGAGCTGGAGGCCCGGTTCCTCGGCAAGCCCCCGCGCCGCATCATCCGAGGCGAGGGCATCCCGCCGATCTACCCGAACCCGTTCGGCCCGCTGTCGTACACCCCCTGAGAGGCCACCGTGCAGGGTATCACTGACCAGACCCCCGAGCTCGGCGCGGTAGTCGAGTTCCTGCCGCAGCCCAAGGACGCGATGACCGTCCTTGAGAACGTGACGGTGGACCCCAACACGCTCGGGTGGAGCACGCGGGTCGGCTACGAGAAGTACCGGCCGAACCCTGCCGTCAAGTTCGAGCCGTTCCACAACCTCGGCCCCATCTACTCGCTCTTCGTGTACGAGCAGCAGCCGTCGGGCTCGCGCTACACCATCCTGTTCGAGTCGGGCGGCACGCTCTACCTGTTCTACGAGGTCGGCACGACGGGCACCCTGTTCATCCTCCAGTCGGGTCGGACCATCCCGGCACCCAACGAGTACGGGTCCGTCTACACGGTGCTCGCCGACGGCGTGCTCGTCACGAACGGTCGCGACGCGCCTGTCGTCGTCCGGTGCTGGCCTCTGCCCCGCTCCCTCACGACGGTCCCGCTGCTCGCGGAGCAGCTCGTAGAGCCCCTGGGCTTCTCGCAGGCCCCCTCCGCCCCGGACCTAATGGGCGTGGTGACGCTGAGCGGCGCGACCAGCACGACAACCCCGACCTCTCCGACCGCCACGGGCGACTACCTGAACCTCTGGTGGCCCTCTGCTCCGGGCGGGATCTCGCGCCCCGGTGAGTACGGGTTGGGCTTCGCGAAGAACAACGCCGCCTCGCCTGGGAAGGAGGCCGAGTTCAACTACAAGGTGAGCTTCGTCAAGGCCGACGGCAGCGAGAGTCCCCTGTCCAGCGAAGGTTTCGTCAAGTGGCAGCTCGAGGCCAACGTCTACGGCTTCCGCTACTGCACGGGGATGCGGCTGCCTCTCGGGCCTCCGGGCACGGTCGCGCGGCGCATCTACCGGACGCAGAACCAGTCCTTCGACAGCCCCACCTACGGGGACACCGACTTCTACTTCATCGACACCGTGCGGAACAACGTCGATGAGCTGTGGTTCGACCCGTACCGCTCTTCGGCAGTCGGAGCCCAGGCCCCGTCGCTGAACGACTCCCAACCCTTCCCGGCTCGGACGGCACGGTCCTCGGCGGTGTTCGGTGACTGCCTGTTCCTCGACGGCGGCGCGGACGACCCCTACACGGTCTTCTTCTCGAAGCCCGGCCGGATGCACCAGTTCGGCGCGGAGGACTACCTCCGCCTCGCGGCACCGGGCGGGGCCATCATCCGGCTCTTCGCTCACTACAACGTGCTCGTCGTGCTCCGCGAGAACGGCGTGGACATCATCCGGGGCGACTACACCGCGGGCTTCTCGGCCACGACGGTGTCCTCGCAGGTGACGCCGTGCGCGCCGAACACCGTCGATCAGGTCCCTGGTCTCGGGGTCGTGTTCCTGGCCGACGACGGAATCTACGCGCTCACGGGCGGCTTCGACGGCGGCAGCGAGATGACCGTCATCCGACTGTCGGAGCCCATCAAGCGCACGCTCCAGCGGCTCACGCCCGACTGCGCGGCGCGGTCCGTCGGTCGGTACAGCGCGAAGGAGCGGGCCTACCACTGCTACTTCCCGGCCGATGGCAACGACCGGCCGAACCTGGGCGTGGTGTTCCACACCGAGAAGGAGGGGTGGAGCACGCGCGTGGGCTTCCCTGTCGGGGCGCTCGACCGGACCTTCAACGGGAACCTCATCTTCGGCCACAACACCGGCACGGAGGCCGGGGCCGACTCCGAGGCCGGGCTCTTCGTGCTCTCGGCGCGTCGCGCGATGGGCGGATTCCTCGAAGGCGAGGAAGTCAAGACCTACGTCGAGAACGGCCCCCCGGTCTCGAAGCTCCAGTCGGCTTGGATGAACCTCGGGGACGCGCAGCTCCAGAAGCGGGTGCAGTACGTCACTCTCTGGCTGCTCACGGCTGGCTCGGTCACCGTCAAGACCTACGCCTACAAGGACTTCGAGCGGACCGGCAGCGCGAACCGCGAGTTCCTCGGCCAGCCCCCTGACGCGCCGAACCAGCCCGTCTACGACACGGCGGTCCTCGGCACGGACGAGTGGGACGAGCCGCGCCTCGTGCCGCTCCGAATCCCCGTGGCGCAGCAGTCGTGCGCCTGGTTCAAGTGGGAGCTGGTGAGCACTGACGACTTCGTGGTGATCGGGGCCGAGGTCGAGTACAAGATGCCCGGCACGACCACCATCGCCGGAAAGCGGGGTTGATCCTATGAAGTACTGGACCGAACACCAGGCGCGCTCGTCGCAGCTCGCGAACTCCGACCAGCTCAACGCCGAGATGCGGGTCTCGCAGTCCGCCATCACGACGCTCGACCGCACCCAGACCCCCGACGCGCAGTACGACGCCTCGAACATCGCGGACAACACGCTGCGGCAGGTGTGGCTGACCAACTACGGCAACCCGCTCTGGGGCTCTGGCAACACGCAAGGGGAGCAGACGAACTTCCGCTCCGACGCACTCGACACCATCGGCTACCAGTTCCGCGCCTTGCAGTACCAGGGCTACAACGGCGGCTGGGCCACGGCGCACACGCTCA